GTTTAATAAATAGTGAGTTCCAGGGGGGGGTAATCGTGGAATGAAGTTACCCCCCACTCCAACTCACTATATTATGCTAGGGTGTTCAGAATATATGGCTTGATTCCCCCTACATCCAAATTCTGTTTGAACTTCCCTTTTTGAAATTTATCAAAGCCATACCGGATAGCATCCATTGTATGATTCAAAAATTCCTGCGGTTCATTGATTATCTTTCCATCTGGATCAGTAAGCCAAAGATAATTCCTATATTCTTTCATCAAATTTGTACTACGCTTTGTAACAAAAATCCTTTGCCCCTGAACATACTGTATTCCCTGTAATACTGATCCTTTCCCTTTCTGAGCTGCAACAATCCTAATCTTATATGAAGCAATCTCATCTATACTCTTGGGTTCGGCGCTATCGGCAATAACTAACGATTGAGGAAGATTCAAAAGAAGATCAGCTATATCCCGATTACTCATACCATTACGATACTCTACCTCATCCAAAATATACGCTCCGTTCCAATAATAGATCCCTACGACTGCTGTCGGATCATTGGTATACCCAAAATCAAGTCCATACCGGCGCAGACTGGCTTCTTTAGGTATTTCCTCTATCATCTCCCAATTCTTATAGATCCTCCCTTCTGCCTCACCAAGCATCCCCTTACCATATACCCGCCACCAATTCTTATTATTGCGCCTTACCTCAAGCGCCTGAACGATCATAGGATCAAGCGCTTCATTGTCTTTGTATGTCAATGTAATAAAATCTACATCCTGCTTCCCTAATACTTCCTCATACCACCAAAACTCTGATACGGGGTTCCAATCCAGCCATACAATACGCTTCGTCCGAATCTCAAGCTGTGTATATGTTTCATAGCTCACGTTATTAGCCTCATTGATAAAAAGAACATCACGCCGTGGACCACGAACCTTACCGGGCTGATCGGCGCTGAAAAACTCTATTTTAGATCCTGTCTCAACCGTATATACATAATCAGTCTTATTCCAACGGGAATCTACAAAGTAGTTAAGCTCATTCATTATGGAAAGAAAATCCCTTATTGCTCCACGCTTAAGATGAGGAAACGTCTCAGACACGACGCTTATTATCTGATCGTTGTTACTCTGTGCATAATCTATAAGCCACAAGAGGATAGAAATAGTCTTAGAAGCTGATGTTCCTCCCGATATTCCCCTGATTCGCTTCCGTAAAGAAAGAAGTTTATTTGTTGCTGTCGTCCGGATGTACATTAGTTGCTCCTCCCAATATCGGAATAGGTTTACCGCCGGATGTTATATCCGTATGAGAAGTCTCTACCATTCCATGATTAACCTTGAGAAGAAATATCGCCATTGTGCTGTTTACTTCTTTTCCTCCATACATCCCATCATTGACCAATTGATCCTTCTGTTTCTGCTTCAATCCTTTTATTGTGGCGTGAAACTCTGGATACAATTTTGACCATTCATTGATCTGATCGTCGTCTATATGTAACAAAAGTGCAAGACCCTCTATCGTCGGTAATTGTGTTGCTTCTCTACTACAGCTAGCAATATACCTCTCCGTAATACCAATCATGGATTCCCTATATTTTGTGGGCCTTCCTCCCGGATGTTTTCCTTTCTTTTTCATATTTACTCTACCTTTCGTATCATTACATAAAACGTCTTATTGGATATTGTATAGGCCCGGCGGATATATCCTTTGTGAAGAAGCGCATTAAGCGCGTTCACTGCTGTAAAATCCTTCACTCCTACGCTTTTCATTTTAATAATAATCTCTTTCTGAGGAACCGGTGTCTTCTGATCCCGTACCCACCAATCAATAAAGTGCATTATATCAGTTTGTAGCTTATTGATCTCATTGACAGTAACGTAGACGATGTTTGGCATAGGGGAAACTAAAAACATTATATCACAACCAAACAAGAGGATGAAACATACCACCTATCTTTTTTTGGAGCTTCCTACGTCAATACAGGGGCTTGTTTTTAGACTTATAGTTTATAAATGGAGTATTCTAGCCTTACACCAATCAAACAACCGAATTACCATATTTCATCTGTTTTTACTATACGAAGTTCTAAATTATAACGATACGCAAACAATTTATGTTTCATCTTAAATACTTCTGTCTCCACTCCTTTCACATCCTCTACAATCTTTCGCTTTTTATCCATGTCATAATAAAGGAAGTCACCTACATAATAAAGCGACTTGTGAAGTGTACCATATTTTTCAAATGCCTCTAGTAAAATAAATCTTGGTTGAACGTAAAGATTCTTAATCTTCCCAGCCTTCTCCATGAGTTTTAATTCAGCATACCGGCGCATTTCTGCCTTTGAAGCAAACACTATGCCATCCCGTGTTCGGTCTTCCGGAGATGATACGTGATATTTACCATAAGAAAAATGAGTCATATTCTCCCCTCACGCATAAAGACTTCTATCCTCATGCGTCGGGGGAGAATCCCCCGATTAGCCCAAACCCAGTGAGCGGTAGTAATTAAAATGGTATATCATTTGGCTCTACCTTTTCCTCTTTTCCCGTTACTATTGGTTCTGGTTCTATCTCCGTAACCTTTCCTGTTACGATAGCTTCGTCACCCGTAGACTTAGCCTCAATCAATGTATCAATCGTCTCACCGATCACATTCACCATATCAAGAAGAAATTGAAATTCCCCGACATCCGTAACGAGTACAGGAAATCCATCTTGATTATGTAAAATCTCAAAGTTGACCATCCAGTTATCTCCGAATTTAGATGGCTTTAATGCCGTCGTCATCCGTATAGTCAACGCAAACATCGGGATTGATACAGGCTTGGCGTGAGTATATTTACCCGCCTCCTTTCCAAAATCCCACATCGGCTGTAACCGAATACCCCGCAAAAACATGATGAATGGCAATTGTTTCCCATCGGAAACGATAACGCCACCCATAATTTGATTAAACTTCTCTGCTCCATTCATATCTAAAGCCTTAAATCCATGACTTATCGTCAATATATGCGCGTCAACCGTCTTAAATTGTTCCTTAGTCGGAGTATAGAAGAACGACCCATCGTCCGGCTTATTACCATTAGCCAGTATTGATTTACTCTTACCTACTGTATAGATAGAAAGCGTCGGTAATGCACCGCCTACATTCTCTGATCCCACCTTGGAATTGTCCTCATACATTTTTACCAATTCTGAATTACCCCGGATCATATCAAGCTGGCTTTTAACCATAGCCGTTTCTGTAGCTTCTTCCTCCCTCTTTTCTTCTGTTTCTCTCCGTAGCTTATCTGCAACTTCTTTTAACTTATCTTGTGCTGTCATATTTTTTCACCTCCTTTCATTGTACGTTTTCTTACTTCAAAACAAACCAATCTTCTGCCAATAAATCTGCCTCTGACACCTTCCAAATATCAAACCTATTGCTATCTGCCTTATGGATCATCATCCATCCATCTTTCATCAATCCATACTCATCTATCTCTCCCCATTCTTTCCGCTTAATACTCTTACCAGATATAAGATCAATCATTGCCTCAGGAAATGTCATTGTTTCATCCACAACTATTTCTGCATCGCTCATAACCGGACTTGTTGACTGTTTTATGTCATCCATACTTTTTCACCTCCTCTCAATAAGCAATCTCCACCTCACACAACCCTTTACATCCTATTGCTAACTTCGTAGCCACAGAGAGGTCCGCAATTCTGCTGTAACGCGAGAATCCGCCGGTATCCGTGACCATCGCCACGACGCTAGCACCCGTCTTTCTATTCCGGACTGTTACTTTCTTATTAAGGAGCTTGTAAGTCCGGACAGTAGGAGGGGTCATTGCGAGAGTCAGCCGTCGATCATCCAGCCGTTGACCATTAGCCATTGTGAGCGTTTTACTACATCCAAGACATCCGGCTTCCGAGTAGTAACTTGCGATTCCGGTCCAAGTCATCGCATAGACGGATTGGGGAAGAAAAAAAAGAATAAGTGGAATCAGTTGTTTAGTATTCATCACGTACACTTTATCAAACAACAAGTAGTATTGTCAAGAGGATCTTTTTGCTTTCGCTTTTCGTGCAGCAACGCCGATCGCGGATAGATTAGCAAAGTATTCCAAACCATACTTTTTTATCTTTCCTTCTGCACCACGCTTACCAATGGCCGAGTAGTGTTCCCGCCCATATTTCTTCATTGTTGCCATGCCACCCTTCCGGGCAATTATTTTATGATCCATAATTATCTCCAACATTGATTTGACCAGATACTAATATCATAAACAATCAATGTATACCCTATGCCTATAAGAAAACTTCCAAAGACTTTCCTATTCGGAAACAATGGCCGATAGAATCTTCCACGATACCCTTTCCATAGTGTTTGCGGGAAGCCCCTAGCTTCTCCCTTCTTATTATACCGTATTTGCTCTACAATTATCTTCATGCCGGATCTCCCTTCTTATGTTTCTTTTTTTCTCCAATGGCATCTACTACCCGCTTGAGTTCATTAAAGCCGTCTCCGATCATTGTAAAACCTTCCTCACACTCTTTTACATCAGCTCCTACATGAAGAAAATTTGATTTCATTTCCTTCAAGAGCATCATCGTTTCCTCAAACGCCCGAGTGATCGTATCATTCATCCGTTTCTTCCAATATGCTTCCTTATCAAAATCTGTCATATATTTTCTTTAATTCTTTATAGTATTCGGTATAGAATTTCATATATTCTTCCTTTTCCACTTTTCTTTCAATACTTTCAACTCTAAAATAACAGGATTTTTAGTCATAGGCTCATCCTCTGGTAGTTTTTCAAAGATTGCGATTGCTTCATCTAAAATCTCACGAGCTTGTGAATGAAGTAGTTTTTTAATAACAGATATTCTTCCGAGTTCTATATTGACATACGGGATACCATGACTTTTTTCGTGCATGATATGTTTATTACCAAAATACAATTTAACTTTTTCCTTTTGCCAATCCTTCTTTGGTTGGTTCATAGGTTTACTCTCTCCCTATGGGGAGGCTATTTCCAATGACCACAAATACTACATTCCTCATGAGTACCACGCCAAGGTTGATTTTTATCATTCTTAACCTGAATCATATGTAACTCACAAAGATGAAATATCGTTAGTAATTTTTTAAGTATCTTTTTCATATTTTCCTTTCCCCCAGTTATCAGCGGGGAAATAGACTCAAGATGGCCGGGTACGTTCGGGGCTTCACTTTATAACGGGAAGTCTCTATTCTCCCTTTAGGATTTTATCCCAAGTTTGTTTTGTCTCCCCCATACCCGACCAACTTCAATCTACCTCCCCTTGTTGGGGAAATTAAACTTTTTCGTATGTCATTTCAAATATGTCAGGCTTACATGGGTAACGTTCACCTTTAACACCAGTAATAATCCAATCACCATCAATTACATTATGCCATCCTTCTAACGTATCAATACGATAATCAACTGGTGAATCTGAAAATGTCTTATGAGCATAAACCCCAAGTTTATCTTTTATATTTATTTCTGGATGTATCTCTGATTTATGCCATTGTATTGCATCTATCACTACTGGTTTTTTTCTATATTTCATATCCCCTCCTTTCTCAATGATTGTAGCTTGGTAACAAAACGGTTAGACATGGCTAAACTCCTCTCGTAACCTGCGTCCTTCTTCTTTTATAAGCTCCCAATGATACAACTCCTGCTCAAAGATTTTCTCTGTCACGCTTTTGGTTTTTTCTATTTCCTGCTTAAGTTCATCATCGGTCATTTTTTTAGGTTCTTTCATACTTCCTCCTTTGCGTGATGCTCACGCTTTTATAATTAGTTATAATGATAAGCCGTTCCAACCTCTCCCCGAACTTTGTGTCCGACGTTTTTGGCGTGTTGATATGCTTGTTGAAGTGCAGTGTTATGATTTTCCCAATTTTTTCCACAAGTTCGGCACTCAAACAATGCACTCGTTCTGTATCTTTTTGTTATTATTTTTTCCTTTACTCTCTTAGCTTGGCGGGTGGTAGTCATAGGTTTTTGAAGAAATCAGGTACATCTTCATTATCAAACCATAAAGATATACATGGATATTCTTTTCCAAGAAAATTATATGTGGTTAATTCTGGTACTTCGTATCCCAACGGAAATTCAAAAACAACATCATCTCTTTTAGAATACGCATCTTTTAACGTTAAAAAATCTACTTCAGGATTATCGGTAAAAATGAATACCGTAGTATCTTTTATAATTATTTGTTTAATTTTCTTTTCCATATCTACTCCTCCATATATAACCCTAAAATACTCAATGCCATGTATACAGAGCAGATAGGACATTTCCAATTATAATCACGGCATGGCGAACCGAAGTCATTTTTAATTTTCTTTTGCAGCTCTTTGAGTAAGTTTTTAGTAGTCATGGCAATAGTTTTAACATCGTTTTTACTAGGTGTACCATGTAGTAGTTAAGAGCGATAATACAAACTAAAAGTGCACCGAGAATAAAATATACTTTGTGTTTCATGTTAAGTTTCTTGTGTTGGATGATAATCTTGTTCTGACAATCCAAAACTCCAAGATACTCCAAGTTTAGCCGTTGTAATACTTGGAGGGATACGAATATAATACACTCTCTTGGTTGAAGCATCTTTCACTTTTACATATCGTGCTATTTTTTCAGGATCATTGCCTAAATCAATCTCTATCAATTCTCCGAAAGAATCTTTTTGTATACTTTTTGCTCCTACCTTCTTAGCAAAATCAGGCATACGGTCTTGGATGATACGGCGTACTTCCAAGTTTTTCTCATCCATCCAGTCTTTTTTTGTTAATTTCTCTGGTGTCTTAATAATTTTTTCTGGAACGGATACTCCATGAACAAAATAAAACTTGTGTCCGCCTTTCCACCAAATAGCTGGACTATCAAGAGAATGAAATCTATTTTGCTCATCAATTTTACAAAGACGGTCTGGAGATAAATAAAGCGTATCTTTCCATTCCACTCTATATCCAACTCCACGTTCTATGGCTTTTATTAAAAGTTCTGAATACTGCAAGTATTTCTTATCATTTTCGTTTGGCTCATCGCCAGGATTATCTTTTCTATTTTTACTGTATTCATGCCCGATAACAAACCAATCAAAGTCATAATCAAGAGCAGTAAAATCGTTCCCTGCGCTCCGTGCGCTCCGTGCGCTCCCTGCGCTCCATGCGCTCCCTGCGCTCCATGCGCTCCGTGCGCTCCGTGCGCTCCCTGCGCTCCATGCGCTCCCTGCGCTCCCTGCGCTCCGTGCGCTCCCTGCGCTCCCTGCGCTCCCTGCGCTCCATGCGCTCCCTGCGCTCCATGCGCTCCATGCGCTCCGTGCGCTCCGTGCGCTATTTTGAAATTTTGTATCAAAAACATCTATTACCCATACAATTTTTTTAGGTCTAGGAAGATTAAAAAGATCGTACGTTTTCAATACCAATTCTGTTCCCCGTTTTTTATCCAACACAAAATCTTTTCGTTCTACGTTCCGACACATACGTGAAATTAAATCCTCTGTTGCCTGTGAATAATCTAATTTTTTATTCATATATCTTCCTTTAATCTACAACAATTTTTGTCATATCAGAGCTGACATACTCCCTTTGGCGAACTACCGCCCATTTACCCTTAACCAATACAATCGGTTTATGCTCATCATGGATCAATTGAGCCGTTTTCTTCACATCCAAAAACATCTTACCCATTTTATCCTTGAAAACTTCGCCACCGATAAGGCGGTGCGCATGACCCGTAGCTACACCTATTACCACAACGCCTGAAATAATCTTTTTTAATTCTTTCGGCATTTCCTCTATGTTTTGAATAAAAACGTCTCCCTGTCTATATTGTTTTTTCATAATTACCTCCTAAAAATGTTTTTCTTACCTATCACATGACTATAACAAATCTGCAACCCTAAAATACCCAAGTGTATATGCTCCCCGGCCCCATTGATCCATGAAACGCCGGAATCTGTCCGCGCGATTCCAATCCTCCACCATCTTCTCAATCAATACATAAACCTTTTCTCCTGTATCTGATATCTTCGGGTACGCAAAACGGATAATAAACTTTTTCCCTTTGTATCCCCGGTCCGGAACACCCACATAAAGTCCTTCCAGATCCGGCTCTATCCGTTCTCCCGGGATAAGCGCCTTTGGTTTATACAGTAACGGCACACCGTTTTTTTTCATACATCATTTATTTTTCCTATAATTGATCTTTTTATTTCATTCTTAAAATCTTCTGATAATTCATCCATTCTTTCCCACACAATCAACTTAATAGAATCCCGTATTGCCAAACTTAAAGCATCTATAGACTTAGCAGTATCAAGCACTTGACTTTTTACAATTTGCTTCAAATTCAGTAGCGCAACGTAAAAATAGCTCATAAATTCTATGTGAATATACGGGCTCGTTTTGATCGGCTGGTTCAACATATTCGGGATGATTAAGTTAATTCTGTTGAAAGATATTTTAAATATTAGCTAAGGTAAGGGATAATTTCGGTGCTTTTTGAGATAATTCCCATGTCTGAATATTTTACATGGGAAATCGCCTCTCTGTTAAGTGAAATGTTATCAAATTATGGCAAATAAATCAGCAATTAATGGTAAATATGTTTTGTTGAGACAATTTGTTTCAACAGAATTATTTTAATCATCTCCAATATGAAAATAGGAACAATCGGTTCAATGCAGTTTACAGATAAAATGGTTGAAGTTAGGG